CAGACGTATATTAAATGGCGGTGTTATATAACTACCGCTTGGCAACTACGTCTTTAATAATAGCATGTTTTGCCCTGAATGTAAATGCTCTACGCTATTAATAAAGCTATTTATTAGTTGGTTGACCTACTGACCTAGTAAATGCTATAATAGAATATACAAGGATGCCTATTGGCTAAAGTAAACCTAGTTCTTATCAGAGCAGCTATCCGTGAACATACAGGTCAGGAGTTAAGTCTTGAACGTGTTCGTGACCTTCTATTGGAAGAAGGTTTGATTACCCCCTCACAAGCAAAAGACCCTGATTTAATCTTCCGAGGTTATGGAGAGTATTTTGAAACTGATGAGGCATCAGCACGGGTAGAGCCTCTGGATGAGATTATTCCGAAGGAAACGCAGTATGAAAGCGACCAACGCTAAGTGCGGGGCTTCTAATCCCGCCACTCAGAAGTCCACTCCTAAAATGATGATGGGTGGCATGGCTATGAAGAAACCCGCAATGACGTATGGCGGCATGGCTATGAAGAAGAAGAAACCCGGCATGATGTACGGCGGTATGGCGAAGAAGAAGTCCTACTGATGATGTGGATTGGGGTAATCCTGATCTGTACCAATGTTCATTCGGTTCATAGCTGTCAGGCTATGGTCCGTAATACCCTCCTGTTTGAAACTGAGGAAGAGTGTCGGGCTGTTGTTCCTGGTGAGTTGGAGGGGATGATTGCACAATTTGGCGGTTGGGGTCATTCCAATTGTTTACCCCTGCCCCAGTACGGAATGTCGCTATAATTTAACGCTCTGGGGGGCTGATCTTGATCGATCCGATTTCAGCTTTTGCTGCAGCACAAGCCGCATTTTCCGTCACCAAGAAACTTATATCCGCTGGGAGGGAACTGCATGATGTCTCCTCTCAAATCGGAAAGTGGTACGAGGCGTGTGCTGATGTAACAAGGGCTGAGAGCCAGAGGAAGAACCCAAAAGCATTTGAAAAGATGTCGCAAGGTTCTGAGAGTTTAGAGCGAGAAGCACTAGATTTAATAGTACGCAAGAAAGCACTATTAGAGAAGGAGAAGGAGATTAAGTTCCTTCTGAATTATCGCTACGGACCCTCAACCTATAAGGAAATGACTGACCTCAGAAAACAGATTAGAGAAGAGCGTGAGCGCACTGTCTACCGTGTTATGGAGGCCAAGCGTGAGATGATGAACAACGCTGTTATCCTCGGTCTATCTTTAGGCATCTTCGGGGTTCTAGGCGGCGGTGTGTACCTGCTGATGCTAGCGTTATGAATTTAGTTACTTCACTCGTTCTAATCGGCTCTTTGGTTAATCCTGAATATGTTACCTGCAGTCTATGGAAGCGTACCGAGGGTAGAGATGGTAAGGTTTGTATCTACTCTGGGGCGAACGGAACTATAGCATATCATTACGCCCAGCGCAGTTTCACGGAGTGTCCTCGTCAGTTCCAATGTCGTTATGCCCCCAATTCAAAAGGCAAGGTTACTCTTAAAGATATTATGAAAGGGATCAGTGATGGCTTTTAATGTGAGTGGAATAGCGTCTGTCTATAGACCGCCTGCCGTCAGAGATATTCAGCCAGCAAACATACCGGCGGTATCTCCTGCAGCTATTCCTCCCCTCGCCCATCCTATGGTTTTGGATTTATTGTATGACCGGTTCGGAAGAGTATTCCACAGCTATGACGTTGGTCGGGTTGTTAGTACCGAGGCTTAAATGGGCAAGATTAATAAAGATAAGATGGCCTGTAACAAGCCTCGTCGCACTCCTGATGGTCCGAAGAAGTTTGTAGTCAAGGCATGTCAGGATGGCGAAGAAAAGATTATTCGCTATGGCGATCCCAACATGAGAATTAAAAAGTCCAATCCTGCTAGACGTAAATCGTTCCGTGCCAGACATAAGTGCAGCACGGCTAAATCTAAACTTACCGCTCGTTACTGGTCCTGCAAGAATTGGTGAAATCATGTCATTAGTAAAAAATATGAATGCTCGTAAAAAAGCTGGAACATCTCGTTCTAAGAAAAACAGCAGCGTATCTCCGAAAGCCTTTAAAGATATGAAAGCTGGTTGGCCCAATTCTAAAAAGAACAAGGCTAAAAAGAAATGAGTGATCCTCGTCTATCCCGAATGGAGGACAAGTTGGATAAGCTATCCGAAGCAGTTGTCTCAATGGCTCGGATGGAAGAGCGAATAATTACTGTATTCAATCGCATGGATAATATGGGCGAGTATTTTAAAAAGCTGGATGAACGGATGGATCGGATTGAAATCATTAATGCAGAGCGAGGCAAAACGATAGCATTTGCTGAACGCCTGTTTTGGATTCTAGTGACCGCATTCGCTGGCCTAGTATTTATGTGGATGGGATAACCATGGAAAAGAAACAGCTTACAGAACTGCAGGATGCATTTCTAGAAAATCTAATGGGCGAGGCTAAAGGAAACATACGCAAGGCTATGGATTTAGCCGGGTATTCTCGGAGTACAAAAACCTCTGAGGTTGTGAGTTCCCTAAAAGAGGAGATTACGGAACGTGCATCTATGATGCTGGCTATGAATACGCCGAAAGCGGCATTTGGTATTATTGATGTATTGGATGATCCTACATCGTTAGGAGCCAGAAATGCTATCTCTGCAGCCCGTGAGGTACTGGATCGTACCGGGTTGATTAAGAAAGAACAGATCGAAGTAACAAACAATGGCGGTGGGATGTTTGTACTCCCACCGAAGGCATCTGATGAAAACTCACTGGCCTAATAAGCCACGTAATTCTATCACCGCTAAACTTCCCTATGCTTATATAGTTAATCCTGACCAAAAGATGGAAGCTATCCCCAATCCTGAATTAGTACCCTTGGTTGAGGAGGCGATGGATTTACTGGATGAGGGTCACAGCACACGCAAAGTTGCCGAATGGCTGACAGTTAAAGCTGATAAGAAGATCAGTCATCAAGGCATTCGGAATATTTGGGCTGCACTACGCCCTAAATCAAAGCGCATTAAAACCCTCAATAAAAATAACAGAGCCAGCAAACCTAAAGATCATGCGGGTAGAACGCTAGCTGCTGTTAAAAGAAAGCGGTCAGACGCCAAGCGTGTTCTGACTATGACTGAAAAGAAACTGGCTGGGCTAGAGGGACCGAATGAAGAACAGAAAACTCTATCGGAAACCTTAGATTTCAATGCGATTGAAACAGCATTCCAAGAGCGGGAAGTCATCTTCGCACCAAATCCGGGGCCGCAAACAGAGTTTCTGGCGGCATCAGAAAGAGAAGTCCTGTTCGGGGGCGCAGCCGGTGGCGGGAAATCAATGGGACTACTCGCTGATCCCATGCGATATTTTGGAGTACCTGCTTTCAACGGATTGCTCCTTCGTCGGACAAACGATGAACTCCGTGAATTGGTTTGGAAGAGCCAAGAGTTGTATCCGAAAGCGTACCCAGGTGCGAAATGGCAGGAGAAGAAGAGCCAGTGGACGTTCCCGTCAGGAGCAAGATTATGGATGACTTATCTAGAACGTGATGACGATGTTATGCGTTATCAAGGTCAGTCGTTTAGTTACATCTGTGTGGATGAGTTAACTCAATACGCCACCCCACATAGCTGGAATTATCTCCGCTCACGGCTTCGTACCACAGACCCTGACTTGCCGCTTCACATGAGGGCAACAACTAACCCCGGTGGCCCCGGACATGCTTGGTGCAAGCGCATGTGGATTGATCCCGCTCCTGCAGGACAAGCATTTGATGCCACTGATTTGGATACCGGTGAGGTTCTTAAATATCCCCCCGGTCATGCAAAAGCCGGTCAGTCACTATTCCAACGCAGGTTTATTCCCAGCCGACTAAGCGACAATCCGTATCTCTCTACTGACGGCATTTATGAATCAAACCTTTTATCCCTCCCTGAAATGCAGCGCAGACAGTTGCTTGAAGGTGATTGGAGCATTGCGGAAGGTGCTGCCTTCTCAGAGTTTCGGGTGCATCAGCATACCTGTGATCCCTTCGATATCCCGCCTCAGTGGCGAAGGTTTCGGTCCTGCGATTATGGCTATTCCAGCTTCTC